GCCGCCAGCTTCGCAGTTGTAATAGAAAGGTCAGGGGCTTCCAGCCGTGTTGTTACCTCTGCCTGACCACGGTAGATAACGTACACGTTACCTGTGCCAGATGGCGGGGCTTCATCAAACGTCAGGGTAGTCCCTGTGGCTGTGTATGACTTGCCAACCCCAGGTTCCTGTTGCACGTTATCAACAAATACCTCTAGCTCCTCACCAGTGTTCACAGGACGATTGAGTGTAAACGCGGTCGCCGAACCTGTGCCGTTGAAGGACTGGCTCGTTGTCTTCGTTAACTGCTTATTTGGTTGTGCGCCGATGTATGCCATTATCCAGCTATTTCCATTACTGTAATTGATGACGCACCACGCGGGGCATAGTCCTCATCTGGGTCAAGTTTCGTCCTATTTACATAAAGGGTTCCGTTATAAGAAGAACCTAGAGTGGCTTGTAACTTGTAAGTCGTAGCCGATGTTGTTGCAGGGGAATCTAAAAATGTTCCACTAAGATTTCCCATTTCATGGTTATAGGGGTCAGCAGCCCCGCGAAGAGCAGCACTTGACCCAAACCTATTACTTCCAGCACCATCGCCCACCAAAATTGCAGTACTACCCCTTACTAATCGAGTGTGTACTGTTGCGGTAGTGCTTTGTGAAACATTACAGGAAAACATAACAAATATTTTGTTGCTTGATGAGGTTGGTGTTATGCTTACAGACAAACCACTTATATCAACATAAGTATCTGTATTTGATGAAGCAAAGCTGACTACGGCAGTTTGAGTCGCACTGACTACCTGTAGCACCGCACCAGCAGGCATAGCCGCAGAAGTGACTGAAGCTATTTGATTTGCGCCTATGGTACTTAACGCCATTAGGTAATCTCCAGAACAGACAGTGTTACGTCCGCCGCTGATGCTTGACTTGCTGTTATCCTCAAAATATCAGAAGCGTTCATCACAATCTTTTGATCGCCGCCAACTGCTACCAATGATGAGCCAACAGGGACAATGGCGGACTTTACAATATGTACATTGTCTCCATCGTTATTAATCAACTGTACGTTTACCGTGATAGAAACAGTCAGGATATTGGCAATGTTCAAGCCAATAATTGTTGTTTCAGTAGCGGACGGGCAGGTGTAAACATCTGCGTTTCCAGTCCCTACCGCCGTATCTGTGAAAGTCTTAAACGCATTTGCCATGTCACTATCCTAACGCTATTGCGAATGCCAACGCATTCGGGTCTTGTTCTGTAAAATTCTGCGCTACATTACTCGCATTGTTAAAAATCATCTTCTCTGCTGGCAACGTACAGAAGATGGTGCGAGTGCCTGATGACCAACTAACAGCGTTATCAGAATTACTGGACTGCAAAATTGTTGTACGGGCCAAGGTTGTACCAGATGCAGTGTAGGTTCCAATACCTATCTCAAAGTCAGTTCCGTCTGTGCAGCAATAGTATGTAGTATTTGAATTACCTATTTGGCTGAAAGCTTCAAAACCACCTACTGCACCAGCAAGCGTATAAGTGCCTGTGCCAGTGGTAGTCGTGGTTTCTTTTATACGGTCTTTCAGAACAAGAGCCATTACTTCAATTCAATAGTCAAGTTGTTTGAGTTAATACGGAAAACATCACCTGTAGCAATTGTTTTTGAAGCATCTAACGCACCAATAAACAATATATTCCCACTAGTAGCTGCATCTGCAATAAATGCATGTGTCACAGTATTGCTCGTTCCAGTTGATGCCGGAAACTCAAAGTTGTTGGTGTTTTTAATTGTCTGTTGATCTGTGCTTGAACTTGCTAAAGTCCAATTTGCCGCAGTAATTTGAACTCTTGCATAACTGCCGAAATTAGCTTCAGTTAAAGAGCCCGCTTCTGCGTCAGAAACTGCCGTTGCAAGACCAACATAAATGCTATCACCTGGTGAGGCAAAGGTTACGCCACCAATAGCTGCGTTGTTTTTAAAAATAAAATTGAGCAGTCGATGCTCAAGATACGTGGTTGCTGCGTTACTTGTTGCCATTTGTTACTCCTAAGTCCTTGGCCGATCTGGTAAACCTCTACGATATGCGTCTGAATTTTCTCTAGCCTCTGCTAAATCTTTAAGTCGCATTAACTCTTGCCCAAATCTTTGTTCATAAAGTTGCATCATATCCTGTTCGCCTTTCATGTAAGTATACGCTTCGACAAGTGAACCGTAAAGCAAGGCGTTAGGAGCGTTCTCCCCCAACCAGGATGTTGCAGAGTCTGCTCCTGCAGTTATACTCGCTGGGCGATAGTAGTAATGCAATTCCACAGTGTAATTACTATCAGGTGTTGGCCCTACAATAAAATTGTCTATGTCATAAATGCCATAGTATTTTGGGACACCATTTGCGCCTTTATCTAAATTATATTGTTGGACAAAATTTACATCTTTAAACAGTAAGAAGTCTTGGCTTCCAGCGGTTGTTATTTGCAAAGAAAATGAGGCAAGATAATCATTTGGGCAACTTAAAAAAGGGTCGCCATTTGATAGCGCAGAAGTTGCATTTTTTCTAAACAACTCAAGATCAACAAGTGTAAAGATACGATCTTCTGCGCCACGAACAAAAACAGGCAAATTCGTGACAAAAGATGTTTCACTATTATCTGTAAAATCTTGTATTGCCTGTTTAAGTTGTGCGTATGTAAATGACATGTTACCTGCTCACTATACTATTGTTATGTTTCCAACCATGCTGCCGTGAACAGTGCACTGATACACCAACGAAGTATCACTAGGCTCGTGTGGCACAATAAATTGAGTTAATCCGGTAGTGCTGTTGTAATTATCCGTAACTCCTGTCGTAAAAGCAGAACCCCCCGCAGAAGTTCGTATCTGCAAAGGATGACTGCTGACATAAGAAGTGTTGTCAATTAAATATGTATGACCCTTGTAGAAGGTAAAGTTAGGATTGTTACCAGCGGTAGCACCTGGGCCAGAAAAAGTGTAAGCAGAACCCGTGGCTGCTGTTGTTGTGTATGTGGTTGTTGGGCCGCTAACTTCATCATTTAGTCGTATCCAATTGCCCCCATGAGCAAAATACAGACCACCCGTTGCGTGAACATGAGCAACCGCACCATGATAGGTTGAGGCACTTGGTAAATCAGTCAAAGCACCGTAGTAAAAAACTATTTTATTAGCCCCAGCACTTACGTCTAACAAGCCCGCAGTATTAATAATGTCTGTCAGTGTGGTCCCATTGCCCAGAGCATTGTAAATTTCAGTAAAATTATCGTTAATTTTATCTGCACCTGCACGAAGGGTATCACCAGTGCCGTCATTTGCAGCAGAGCCAATTCCTACAGTTTGTTTTGCCATTTAACCCTCGTCAAAAGTCCTTGTTGTTGAGTCAAGTTTTACATTGGTGTTATCAAAAGTAGACCCAGGAGAAGGAGCAACGCTTGTGCCCGTGTCAACTGTTGAAAATTCACCGCCGCCTCGTATGCCCCCAACTGTAGCCGACTCTCCAGAAATTGTGATTGTGTAAGTATTTTCATCAATAACGGTGATGTTGTATCCTGAAGACAACTCAAGTGTTGCTTTTGTAAAGCCATCAAAACCATTTACTTTCCTGAATCTTACTGAATCAGAAGTACTTCTCCCATGAGACGGCTCTGTCACAGTAATTACCGAAGACCCAGATGAACCACTTTGAAAACAATTTGGCCTAAGTAATTGAATTACCGAAGGTTCTGTGCGGTCAACTTTTGCTAACCTCAACCCCTGGGGGTCGGCTGCATGTCTTCTAGGATTGAGCTGAGGATGTTTTGGTTCAAATTCGTCAGGTCCTACGGCTGCTCCTGTCCATTCAATTTTCATCGACGAATATGGGTATCTAAATCCAGATCTATCTGAAATAAAATAAGCTTTTTTACCCGTTGCAAAAGAAGGCATTAGTTTACCCTCAAGTATTGATAATTAGGGGAAATGTTGAAAGAAGAGCGGTCACGGTCTTCTGCCCTAGCTCTCTCGAATTCTTCATCATAAATTGCTTTGAGAAGCTGTATTCTATCAGGTGCACGTTTTATTGCGACGTAATAAGCAAGACCTGCGGCTAAACAAGGGTAAAACCGAAACGGCAAATCGAGGGTATTATCTAATTGATCTGCATCATCCATTCGAACAAGAGCGTCATAAATAATTGTGTCTGTTGCATTTTCAGGAGCATTGTACAAAAAAATCTTCGGCGTCACTTGTCTGTCTAAGAAAAATTGACTTGGCCTGCCTTGTTGGGTTTTATCTGGCAAGACAAGGTAATCTTGCCTGCTTATGCGGTTCAATACCGTATCTGACCCGGTTCTACGACATACTGCAGATAAAACATCTATTACATCCGCAGCTAAATCATATGAGGCAGTGCCTTGAGTAAGCGTCAAAGACCGTTGTTTGATGGTCCATTGGTTCAAACCACGATTTGCCCAATCTGCTAGAAGCAGATTGAGCGATCGCTTTGCGGTGCGAGCATCGTATCCCGTCTTAAATTCGAGCCCACACCGCTCAAAAGCTTCTTCGATATAATCATCGACTTGAAGCTCAAAGTTTTTTGAACCAGAGGTCGTCATTACTTTTTAACTCTGCCGCCCTTACGCATCATCTTTTTTGCCTTGCCGCCACCACGCATCATTGTTGGTTTAGCCTTTGCCATACCCCCGCCTCTCATAAAAGCAGGCTTCTTTTTCGCTTTTGCTGCGCCACCACGCATCATTTTTTTAGCTTTTTTCACTTTTCAGTCTCCTGTAAAAGTCTTGACGTTGCTTGTACAAAAAATCTGCATCATAATATTGCTGAGCAATTTTATAATACCCCTTTACTCTAAGGGCGTCAGAGGCTTCCTGC